GGTGTCCAGCTTAACCATCAGTTGTTCAGCGGCTTGCAGACGAGCCGACAGCTCACCTTGCGTTACCAGCAGCTTATCAACCGATGCCTTGGTTTCTTCCGACATCTTGGCATGGTTCTTGATGTCGTTTTGGCTTTGCTCTGCAAATGCCTTCAGTTGGTCGCCTACCGACTTAAGGTCGGCCTGTACTTGCTTGTACTCTTGATCTACATTACTCATTTTAGAATCTCCAAAAGATTAGATGACAGTGCTTTTGCTTCACCTGTTGCCAGGTAGTTGTCAGTAGCGTTTTGCGTACTGTCACCAGTAGCGTTGCGCGTACTGGTTTTTACTTCATTAAGCAGTTTGCGCCGCTCAGAGCGAGGCATCCCTGCTTTTGCCAATGCCACATCAAGGATTGCAGCAGCACGAGCTTGTTCGTTTTCTTCTTCACGGATCTGATCTGCATCTAGCAAAGCGTCCGCAAAACCTTTTTCAACTGATTCTTCACCGCCGATGTATGTTTCACCATCCATCATTGAAACAATATCATCAGTTTTTAATCCAGTGCGGTCAGAATAAATGCCAGCCATTGATTTGTCAAATGGCTCCAGATAATCTGCAACTTCTCGTAGGTCAATTCGATTACCCATCGCATAAACCCATGCGTTGTGAATCATAATAAACCCAGATTTAGAAACTTGTACTTCATCACCAGCCATTGCAATAATCGAAGCGGCAGATGCTGCAATACCTAAAACCTTAACGGTAATTTTGCCGTCATGCTCACGCAGAAGGTTATAAATGGCTAAACCTTCAAACATACTGCCGCCAGGACTGTTGATATTCACGGTAATATCTTTGCCTTTCATGCTGGCAAGCGATTTGCTGATGCTTTTAGCGGTTACGCCTTCACCAGTCCAGTAATCTTCACCAATAGTGTCAAAGATATTGATGGTGTTTTCATCTGATTGAGCAGCAATACGCAGTCCAGGCTTCCAACAATCTAACGCTTTAGGCGATAAATTAAACTGAATTTTGTTGAGTTCCATAGTTTTCCCCTAAGCGATCAATCGGAATCAAGGCTGATTGAACCGTTAAAACATCGGCATTACCGCCTTTTGCCGGTAGATTTTCCTTAATTCGGCCTTCATCTCGCGTCATTAGACCATTATTCACCATTTGTGACAAATAATTAGCTCGACCAGTGCTGTCAGCACGAAGCAAACCTTCTAGGCTAAATTCAACGTAATACTTACGCTGGTCAGCAGGTGAAAGCCACGACATATTGATGTATTGCTGCAATCTAACAATCCAAGGCAGCAATGTGAACGTCAAAAAACCAATCATTTGCTGTTCAATGCCGGTTCCCCAGCTAGTTGAGTTGGATGTGTGTCCAACCATGTGTGGAGGAACTCGAAACCAGCGGCAGATTTCTTCTACGCTGAAGTTACGAGATTCAAGCAATTGAGCGTCTGAAGGCTTGATACCGATGGTTTTTGCGTCCATTCCAGCTTCTAGGACAGGTGATTTACCTGCATTTAGCGCACCTGAAATTGCTGCAACCGTAGCGCGGAAGTCTTCTCGCTGCTCTGGCTTGATAATGCGGTCAATAGTAAACGCAACTGTTGGTGCTAGACCATGCTCAAATGTGCTGTTTGCAGCATTGACTGCGCCAAGTGCGGAGCCAAATACTTGTGCGCCGTATTCAATGGTGCTGACACCCCAGTCACCATCAAGTGTAAAGCCTGGGACTCTGAAAATCTGGTCAGCAGGTATTTCTTCCTGTGTACCATCTTTGAGGATGTAGCGATAACCTTTGTCGCCATTTGACTTAAGGTAAACAGTCAGCTTATTTGGCGATAGAAACTCAACTGCCACCAAACGACCACCAAGTTTGCGGAAACGAGCGAATCCATTGCCGCGTAGCAGCATTGCAGAAATAAGAGCCTCCCAAAACACTGCGGGAGGCGTATCTACATTAGGACGGATGTGTACTAGCGGGTAAATCGGATGGTTTGTGGCCTCTTTTCGACCATTTTCCGTCTTTTCGTACACAGTACACGGCAAAGTTGCGATTGTTTCGCTGATTAGGCGTACACATGACCATACAGCAGATAGCTGCATCATGCTCTTTTCGTTGACTGTTTGCCCTGCGGCTGTGGTTCCAAAGTTCTGCCAAAAGGCTGTATCACTTAAACCGATAGGAACGCCCAGCCAATCCAGTAGTGCTGCTTTAATTTTGCCAGGTTTCTTTGTCTGTTTCATTTAGACTCCTATCGGGTCTGCGATAAATGATGAGAAGTCGCCATCATCGTCAAAATCCATATCGCTATTAGCCAATCCTAGCGCCATAGCCATTGCAACTATACCATCAATTCTACCAGTAGCTTTATGTTTGTCTAGCTTCCGATTTCCGGCCTGGTCTTTTGTAATCATTGCGTTAGCGGCACACATGGTCAATACAGGATGATTGCCGTGCGCGATACGCCCATTCAATAATTCGGATTCTAGCGTATCAATTGCTGGTGACATATCCTTAAAACCCTGCCCAAACTCAAATAAAGGCAATTCTGCGCCTAAATTTGTCAATTCTTTACGCAAAATGTCGATTCTCCACCTATCATAGGCGATTCCACGCACATTTAATTGGCTCAATATGTGGATTAAATCGTTCGCAACATACTCATAATCGACTGTTGCGCCAGGCGTTGTTGCCATATAACCCTGCTTAACCCACACATCATAAGGCTGTCTGTCGCGTTTCGCACGATCAGAAAGTCCCAATTCAGGTGTCCAGAAGTACGGAACTGTGTGCCAAACGCCATTAATTTGTCCAACAATGACAAGTGCAGTTAAGTCAGTACGGGCTGAAAGGTCAAGACCCGCATAAACATTGCCACTGGTGAATGGCAGTACCTTGCCGCTACAGCTATCCCATACGTTACGGCTGATAAATGGTGCAAATGTAGAAACTCGCTGATTAAGTATCAGGTTTCTAAACGTGTTCTCGCTTGACGGCATACGAGCAGCCTGTTTTGCCTGTTCTTCAACATCTTCTAGCGATCTAAATAAGCCGAGCGCCGGATTAGCATCTTTCCACGCTTGCTTATCCAAAACATCAGCGCCAGGTTTTGCTGCATAAACATGACTAACAATTTTTGGATCGTTTGATTTTGCAGCATCATCTAGCCAAACACTAAATAAATCAGCGTCATTGGCTGCTTGAGTCGAAATAGCAATCAACAAAGGGTTAGCATGAGCGCCCTGAGCCGTTGTAATAGCATCAACAAAGTCGTCTTGTGGCCCACGGATCTGCCCAACTTCATCAAGTAGCGCTAATACTGGTGACAAACCATGCGCCGTTTGACCATCAGCAGACAAAGCACGAAATTCAACATTAGATTTCAATCCAATAATGCGTTTACTAGAAGGCACTAGCCGATATAAACCTTTGAATTTTGGCTGGAGATTAAGCATCTTTTCAGCCAAATGGTAAATAAGCGCGGCTTGGTCTCTACTTCGAGCACCTGAAACAATTTGGCTATTTAATACGCGCTCAGGTCCAATAATATGCGCCAATAAAATACAAGCAATTGTTGCGCTTTTGGAATTTTTTCGCGCACACGAGAGATATGCACGACGAGTACCATGTTTATTGTCGTATAAATCTTTAATAAACTTCTTCTGGAAGTCGGCTAGTTTTAATGGCTTTCCAACTAAAGCGCCTTCTGGAACAACTAAGTATTCCTCAATAAAACGTATTACACGTTCCGCACGAGTTTCTTTCTTTGTCATATAATCACGCGCATTGCGCGAGGCTAGATTAAATCATCCGTTACAGCTTCAATGACAGAGCGAGCAGTACGCTCTGCTTTATTGCGAGCGTCTTGATCTTTACCAGACGTTCCCATTTGTGATGCAGATAGACCAAGCGCTTTGTTAAGCTGGAGCACACTTGCCATCAAGCTGGACTTGGCAGTAACAGCCGGATTAACAACCGGAGTGCCTTTATCTGATTTAGTCATCAGGCCACGAGATTTAATATCTTCATTGGCCGCATCGACCTGAGCATAAGTAACTGCCAGGTTAGTAGCCAATAGAATGTGATTCTCATCCCATGATTCAACTTCACGGGAACGAACTACCCGTTCAAAGTAGTTTGTCTGAAGCGCGTCAAGCGTATATGCAGGAGAAACTTTCTGCATAATGCTTTTAGTCGTTGCAATTTGCCCTTCAATCGTATTCTTTTGTGTGCGTTTACGTTGTGCCATTATTTGTACCAGTGTGAGTTCTTATCTAATGGATTGCCTGACACATCCCCGCCAATGACAACCTCTCTCTTTTCCATCTTTTGCTTTGTACTGTTGTGATGAGCATAGCATAGGCTTTGGAACGGGCC